ATGCTGCGGTTCTGCGCCGCCTCCACAAGGTGATACGGAATAATGGTGTCGTCGTCGGTCAGCGGGAAGTCGCCCAAAACGCGCACCCTAAAGGCCGAGCTGGCTTCCCCGTAACGCATGCGCATCTCATTGACAAACTCGTCGCTCACCAACGGGCTGTCCTCGCAGCTCCACGTCCGGGTCCACCAGGAACCCTTCATGCGGTTGTGGCTCTCAAAGAACGTCCCGCTGGACCGGGTGGGGTTGGACAGCATCAACGTCGTTGCATTGTGTCCACTCATTGAACCAGCAGCGGCCTCAAAAACAGCCTCGGGCACGCCGCTGGCCTCGTCCACAATTAACAAAACATTATCACTATGAACCCCGGCCAAAGCCTCCGGCGTCTCGGCCCTGGCGGTCCTACATGAGATAAACGCCTCCGCAGGGGCCGCAACCAGCTCCACACGGTCAGACTTCACGTTCAACAGCTCTTGCAGCTCCTTGGGCAGCTCATTGACCCACCGTTTCAATTCAGCAAACATCGCGTCAAACAATTGGCTACTGGTGGGGGCCGTCACGACAACTTTGCACGGGTAACGCAGCAACAAAAACCACAGCATTGCCCAGGACGCGGTTGTGGATTTACCCGTGCCGTGCCCAGATTTTACACTGATGCGCCGCTCCCCGGCAGCCAACGTGCGCAAAAACTCAGTCTGATAATCAAACGGGGTCGCGCCCAGCATCTCCTGGACAAAACGCACCGGGTCGTTGTGGTACGCCTCCACAAATTCTTCCATAAAGTTTTTCTTAGTCATCGCTGTGCTCAATCGTCTTGGTTGTGTCCTGGACCAGCTTGACCTTACGCAACGCATCCAGGTGCATGTCGCCCACATTAACCGTGATTTGCGTCTGGCCCTTGCTCGACCCGTAACGCTTCTGGTTCCACGCCTCCGCGATAAACCGATGCTGCATGGCCTCCTCCTTGGCTATACTAATGTCCAACGCCGACAACTCCGACACCTTGCTGCCAGGGCTGGCGTTGTCTCGCTCATGCTTGCGATCCTCACGCAAACGCCGCATAATCTCAAACCCAGCCTCAGCGTGCGCGTCCGCAGCTTCCTCACGCACAGCCTCCATAGCCGCAGAGTAGGCCTCATGCTTGCCCAAAATGCGGTGCAAGTAACCCCGGTCCAGGTTTAACTCTTTCGCCAAGCCGGACACCGTCCCGCCAGATAACAAAAAGTCTTGCAAATACTCTGCGCCGCCGCGCTTCTCAATCTCAGCAAATGCTGCCTTACGTTTGGGTCTGCCTGCCATATTTTTCTCCAGTTAAACTAATAATAAACACGGGGGTGCCGGGGGGCAAAATTTTCGGGTGAGGGTGCGTGTGGGGTTGTACAAGACCTACCCCTAGGTGTGGCCGGGCCGGGGGGGTGTTTGCCGATTCCGACCACAACATCTTGTGTTTTGCCCAGGGTAAAAATAGGCGCAAACAGGCAGTAATCACGTAACGCATTGATATACATAGATATTCCCGGTTTTGCCAAATTCGTATAATGAACATTATGTTAACACTTTTGCCTCGCGCGCGCACGCGAGCACTACTCCGTCGCTGTCTTACACCCAGTAAAAAAGGGGCGACGCCTGGAAGTTGGGAGGAACAGACATCGCCCGAGTTGGAGCATTTGGTTGGAGGAACCCTTGCCCCAAGGCAAACATAGTGACTTCTATGTAATGCCAATATAAACCAGCTACTTATCACCGCCAAACATCGATGCATTACTTGTGGTGCCATTGGACGTGCTCCTGGATATGCTTCATCATGTCCGTCAAAAGGTAAGGGAAGTCTTGCGGCGGTATGATGCCGATTAGCTTACCGTCGATCCATATGTGTAACCCGTCGTCGTACACTGCGTAACGTAGCATGTTAAAAGTCTCCTGGTATTTCGCTCTTTGTCCGAGCTCTGTATTTTGCGTAGCCTTTCAGATCGCTGACGACCTTGACGTACCCTCGGTCAATCAAGCTCAACAGCGTCTTCCTGGTAACGCGTAGGTTTTCATCCATCGCCCCTGCGAGTTCCTCGGCTGTCATTATTCCCTCAGCTCGCATAAACTCCAGGACGTGTAACTCATGTTTTGTCAGCGGTTCGCTCCATACTCTTCGGCGCTTGTCGTCGGGCAGGGCGGCACGTAACCCCAGCGCAGCCCGTTTGCGCTCAAACTCCATCATCCGTTTCCGCAGCTCATCCTGATCCACGGCTTTTCTCCAGCTCGTACTTTCGCCTGAGTATTGCGCTGCGTTGCCAGTCGTTCCATTTCGTCAGCTCGGTTGATTGTAGGACCCGGCGCCGATTTGCGATCCCCTCCAGTTGACCAAGATCAACATCAGCCAACGCCCGGTTAAAATCTCTCTCCGACAATTTGGAATAATCTGGAGCTCGCCAGCGTAAATCCTCTTTCAACTTACGCATCGCAAGTGCCTGCTTTTGGTATACCAGCCCACAAGCAATACCATTATACCATACCTAAAGGTATATGGTATAAATGGTATAGTAAGCCTTGTCCGATACCATTTGCTATACCAAGCAGTACCAAACTGTACCATTTGTAATATTTTATGTAATGTTTTCAGTATCATATGCTCTGCCGTTTTTGGTACACCTCTGGTATGCCCCTCATATTTTGTGCTTGGATCGTACCAACCAGTAAAACCCGTCATTTTTAGCCATTTCGCCCTTGTCGGTGAGCCCCTCTATCGCCCGTTGCCAGGCCTGGCTTTTGTTCACTGCAGCGACCTTCCCGTAGAAGTGTTTGCGTATGTCTTCCTCTTCTATTGCCCACCTGGTGCCGCCCTCCGGAAAGCCTGCGCCAGCTTTGTTTGGCCCTCCGACGTGCTCGCCCCAGAGCTGCGTAAAGCAGTTCATCACCAGCTTTTCGTTTTTGGTGAGCTTTGTTTTTGCTTCTGACTGGCGCTCCTCATCCACCGGGCCGATGTAGCAGCTCGTCACCGGGTCGCCGTCTTCGTCCACGCCGAGCTCAACCGCGTGCAATTCAAATGCGAATTCGTGGCCGCTCTCCATGTCTCGCTGCTTGGTTGCCTTGGCGAACCGCAGTCGGCTGCCGTCATCCACTGTCAGCTCTATCTCTGTGTCTGTGGCGGCGCGTAACGAACTGTGGCCCCTGGCAGTGTCTGTGGCTTTGCCTGAGTGATGCACAATGGCGATGGAGGCTTCTGCGTGTTGCCTGAGTATGTCGCAATGCTGTATGACCGCCGTCATCGTTTCTGGCGCGTTTTCATTACCCCCAGCGATGGATCTGGAAAGCGTGTCAACTACGATAAGCTCTATGCTGCCGTGCTTTTCTTTTACCAGGTCGATCAGGTCCAGCAATTTTGGCATGTCTGCCGCCGGGTCGAGCAAGTTGATCGGGCAGGGGCGCACCGCCAGCGGCACGTCTTCATCCTGGTAGTGATCTTGTATTACTCTGGCTCTGTTGAGATACCCGTGGCCGCCTTCCGCAGCTAGGTACAGCGTGACGCCTTGCTTAACCTTATGCCCGTGCCATTCTCGGCCTGCAGCGACGTGGTAGGCCATGTCCAGCATCAGAAAGCTTTTCCCGGTGTTTGACTGGCCGTAAAGCACTGACATTTGTTGTCGGCCCAGCCAGCCCTTGATTAAATAGTTAGACCGCAGCATAGGTTTCGCGTCGCCGATCCACACCAGCTCATCCAAGAGCGTCTCCGGCTGCGTGAGCTTGTTCAGCCCCGCCTTAACTGCTTGCAGGCCTTGCTGGGCGTGTACGTCGTTCCAGTCTGCGTTTGTTTGCTCTGGGGCTGACCAGGGCAGCCCGGTTTTGCGTGCCGCTTCCTGACCGCCGTTGTCTGCGTCGTTATCTGCGGCGATGCGTAGGTCGATGCTGGGCCATTTTTGTTGCAGCGCGTTGACCACCGTTTTTAGGTTAGATTTGTCGAGCCCAAAAAACACCGGGTAGAGCTCGTCTAGCGCCTGGTATACCGAAACGCCAGTCGCCCAACCCTCCGACAGCCAACAAGTCCCTGGGTTGTCCGGGAGAAACGTGCCGACCACGCCGAACACCCCGCCGTCCTTTTTTAGCCCTGCGTTAAACTTTTTGTTTCCGTTTGGTGAGATGCGTTGCTGCCCGACTTGCTGTTGGTCGGTGTTAAACAGCGGGACCACCACGTCAGCGCCCTCCAGGACCGCGCCTATGAGCTTAACGCCTTTTCTTTCGTGATACGGCGTGTACGGGTCGAACTGTCGCTCAGGCGTCGGCTCTGGCTCTGCCTTGGGCATCGGCACCACATTGGCAAAGTCTGCCGCCGTGACGCGATGCTGCATGACGCCCGGTTGCGCAGTTGCGATAGGCCAGACGCCGTCGTGCTCCATCTCAGCCACAATGGCGGCAAAGTCGTTGCACTGGCGGCAGGCAAATTTCACCAGGCCGTCCTTTTCATTTATCCAGAACCTGGTCGAGGGCCAGTCGTTGTGTCCGCAACTAGGGCAGGCGCCGTGGAATTCACCTGGCGGTCCCTCACGTAATGAGTAACGCGTGATGATGCGATCTGACCATTCCGACCAGTATGGCTTCGGGAAGTCAGGCATTGAGTCCTAGCTCTTGCTCTGTCCAGCCAGTAATTTGAAGACCCCTGCCGTTTAATCGTGCGTTTTGCATTGGGAACATTTGAATAAATTTTTCTAAGCCCGTGTTAAATAAACGACGGCGAAAATCTATGGAGACACGCATTTCGTTATGTTGGTGTTTAATTAAGTATTCCCGGACAAACACCATCGCGTCATGCTCATATGTTTGCTGGCCGCTTTTCCAAACGTACAGCAAGTCATCGGCCCGGCTTTTTGGGTAGCCCAAATAAGTAATGATGTAATGACCAGCGCCAATAGATGTTGCCATTTTTGGAAAAATTTTAACTGTAGCTGCGGCGCTGTCGATTATGCCAGGGTGCAGATTTAAAAGTTTTGCCATTTCGCTATGGGTTAGCGGTTTTATTTTTGATTGACCAAAGGCGAGATTGGCAAGTGTTTTTAAAGTTGCCGCGACTGCCGTTGCGTTTGGCACGTCGTCAATGTACAGCCGATCTGAGAAGCTACGTTTTTTGCCCGTGTCAATTGTATGTATAACCTTGGGGTCTAACCCTCGCACGACAACGGAAACCAAATTTACTTCACACTCAGCGGCAGCGGTTAATCTATGCTGACCGTTTACTAAATTGCCGCTGTAATCAATGCCGATTGTTTCGCCGTTTATTTCCCATTTTCCGGCTGCAATATCGCGTTTGTATTCCTCAACTTTTTGACGATTAAGTTTACGATTATTGGAATTACGGCCTAGCAAGTCCCGGCACATCTGCGGGGTTAGCGTTTCCGTTTTTGCTGTTACTTGTTCCATTTTTTTCTCCTCCAAAGTTAAAATGGGATCTCGTCATCCAGATCGTTGGACACCGTTTCTTTCTTCTCGGCCTCACCGAACGGGTTTACTGTGTCAGTTTTGGCTGGTTCTGCCGGGGCGTTGCTGTCTAACGCCTTGCCCATCAGCGTGTCTTTCAGCGGGTCATTCTCAACCAAATCATCGAACATTGCCTCCGCTGGCGGGTCTTGACGTTCAGCCAAACGCACAACCATTACGCCAGTAGGGCGCAACGCAATGCCTACCTTATTGCCGTAAGCCCACGTTCTGATGCGAAACATGACATGCACAATGCTGCCACTGGTGAGCTGAAAGTCATCAGCGGCTTTCGTGCCGTCAGACATGTATTGCTTGGGTTTTGTGTCTGGATCACCGTAGGTAGGCATTTTTAACTTTGCCCGAAAAACGCCGTCAACTTTCTCAAAAATATCTTCCAGGCTTTTGACCAGCTTGTCTGACTCAAGGCCAGTCTCCGGGTCTTTCTTTTTAACAATCCATTGCTTGCCTTTAGTTTTTTCATCTGAAGTCCAAACAGATTTCATTTTCGACGCGAGGTCTTTCGCTTGCTCTTCCCGCATAATCACGGTCATTTCATACGCGCCGTCTCTATCTGTCGGTGATGTTTCGTCAGACTGACCCTTCGCTTCGTTCCAAGCGTATGCCTTGTCTATGCGAGGCCACAACGCCTCTACGTTTTCTAGTCGGTAGTCCATATTAGTCTCCTATTTCGTCTGCCAAATATCCTGGTAAGTCGTGCTCTGAGTAGGTGCCCCAGTTCGAGCTGTATTTGTCTGAGATCCGCGCCTCAGCTATCTCCAGCAACGTCGCCTCGACGACACGCATGGAATAGTTCATCGCGGCTGGGCCCAACGTGTGGAAGTGAGCCAAATATGGCTTCTTCTTTTCCACGGCTAGGAAGCCCCAGGTTTTAACATCCCAGCCGTGTAATCTTGCTATTGTGCAGTAGAAGGCCGCCTGCAAATGGTAGCCCCTTTTGTATATCTCCCGGCCAAAGCCGCGCTCGCTGGCGTCCTGGCACGTTTTGACGTCTCCCATTACTTTAAGTTTTGGGGAGTAAATGTCTGGTCTAATTGATAAAAGGAGCCCGGTGTGATGCTTTACAAAGATGCTTGCTTCGCAAATCTTATCCTCTTGCTTGAGAATCTTGCCGCAGTGGCTGTCGTTCATCAGGCCGCCGATTATTTCGCCGTTCTCGGTCTCCATCCCGTGCACCATGCCTTGCACCAACTCGTAATCCTTGCGGGGCAGTAACACCTTGCCTTCAAGCTTACACAGCTCGGCGTGCTCCTTATATGCCTTGGTGGCGCGTGATTTCTCGTCGCTGCATATGACGTTAAATTTTTCTGGTTCGAGCGCCTCAGAATGCGTAGCGGTGCCAATGTCGGCAACAATTGAGCTGATGTTCACTTCACCGTACTGGGCGTGCATCGGGCTCTCTAATATCCATTGCTTTAAGTATGACGAGGAAATCGCTGATTGCGCGTGATAATCCTCGTTTGTCATGTCGTAATAAATGCCTGGCTTCACTGTAGTATCCTCCCGTATGTCGCCATGAGTAGAGCCTCCGCTCGGTGCTCATCTTTCTTTCTCTTGAGGTCGTCAGCCAGGGCAGGGAATTGCTGTATTGCCATGCGCCGGGCCCCATCCTTATCTGCCGGGACACGCAACGCCTTCTTCCAACTCGCTGGCGTGATAATCTGGTGGGGGATGCCAAGCAGTGAGACGGCGCTTAAAATCTGACCGAAACCCATGCCGATTTTAAATGCCGAGCTCACCCCTTGTTTAGGCCTGGCCCCTTGCTTCTCGACGACAAGGTAATCCACAGCCACACTGCTTAATATCTGCCTCAATTCGTGGGCGTCGAGGCCTCCCTCAGTAAAGACGGGGAGGTCGTGTACCTCAGCCCAATCTCCCTGGAGGAGTGCCACGCCGCCCGTCTTATATCCGGGGTCAATGCCTGCGTAAGTCTTGGTCATCTTCGTCCTTTACCGATTCCCCGAGGATCTCTTTGCAGAGGCTCGCCAACGAGCGATCTTCCGCCCGAGCTTTGGCTACAAGCTTACTTTTGATCTCTTCTGTGATGCGCACAAATAACGCAACGCGTTGTTTATTCATGATAATTTCACTGTCTGCCGTTTTTTTATAAACTATTTTTAAAAAAGTACTGTCTGGTACTTGTATATAAGCTAGCTAATAGCTATCTTAATATCAATTAGACAGTTTACAGACAGTTTTTAGACAGGAGGAAATAACATGTTTGACATCTACCAAATTCGCATCACTGACGAGCAACGTGCAATGGTCAACGAGATCGGCCCGGAAAGCGTGCCAGCATATGAGATACAAAGAGACTTCAGCTTTGGCCCTGACTTTCACGGCAAAGAGACACATGAGCTTGCCGCCGAGGCGCTCGACAAAAACTATTACACAAAGGTAGCGACTTTTGATTGTGACGACGTCCGGGAGGTTTTCCAAATCGGCAACATTGGCCCAGAGAAACGCATTACTCGCCACGCACGCATGCACTCAGTTTCTATCGGTGACGTTCTTGTGGACCTGGACACAGATAAAACCTGGGTTGTGGGGCGTTACGGCTACGATGAAGTAAATAGATAATGTATAGCTCTTTGCTTGCAGAATACATGTACCAGATGCACCGGGTGAAAATTATATGGACCCCGGCGTATTTGGACGAACAACCACCATTTTAAACAGGAGGAA